ACCGAGTGCGCTGGTGTCGTTATACGCGCCGCCAGCGCCAACGATGACGGTGTAATTAGTGCCTGGCGTCAGCGTCACGCTTGCGTCATAGTTGAGGCCACCGCCACCACCGCCGCCGCTTCCGCCGTTTGCATTCCCGCCGCCGGAGCCTCCTCCCGCTACGACAAGGATTTGGGCGGTGTACGTCGTGGAACTCCCTGCCACCATCGCTTTGCGCATCATGTTCTGAATCACGGGATCACCTCGTTGGTCGTGCGAAGATCAATGGTCGCGATGTGCAGGTTTTCGCTGCCGGTGTTCGGATCCGCGTACAGCACGATGCGTCCCCAGGCGTTGGATGCGAAAGTCGCCGTCTGGACAGCGGTGAGCGAAAAGCCAGCGGTGCCGCCTCCCGCGCTCACCACCGTGCCCGTAAATGTCGTGCTCAACGTGCCGACGTCGACGCGCATCTTGGGCGTGAAGTTCGTCCAAGAGAAGTTGTGCCCTGCCCCGTTGTGGACGTGCATGGAGAGTTCGTAGACCTCGCCGGGCACCATCACCTGCGGGTCGATGCCGGACGCGAGCTGGAGGTTGTTGTCAGCGATAGCCATTAGCTGCACCTGATCGGATTGGGGCGGTCAAAAAATGGGACGGCGGTTCCGTTGCTGTCGTACACCACCCAAACATACACACGTGCCTGGAGGCTGCTGGTGGTCCACGCTCCGGCGGTGTAGATGGATCCAACCGGACCAATAGTGGACGCCGGGGTGCTGATGTCCATGCCATCAATCAGCGTCGAGGTGTTGAACTCCTCGCGGAGGTTGCGGGCGTTGGCGTAGTTAAATCGCTCGTCTGCCGGGACGGTGATTCCGCCAGTCGCCGTCGGCGACCAGAGTTCGATCGTGTAGGTCCAGCGGTTGGTGGCAAGATTTGCCGCCGACTTGATTGAGCACAGTCCGGAGGTAATAACCGTCGGCTGGACAAGCTGCTGCTGCGCCCAGACGATTCCGTCCTGATGCTGCGTAACGGTCGAGGCGGAGTCCGTCCAAGCGTTCGCGACGAAGCGATTTGCCGATCCCAGTAGACCGTTTCGGAAGTTGGGGCGGTGCCAGGTCATGCGAGTCTCGACGGTCCTGCCTTGGTGAGCTGGTCACGCCATGCGGTATCGAATAGAAGGTTCAGATCTGCCGTCTTGGTGAATTGCTGATACCAGCCGACCTTGGTGGTCTGGTTGATTTGCTGCCCGGCAATAGTTCCACCAGGTAGGAGCACCGGCTGTCCGGTGAGATTTGGAATCGGGATCTGTTCTAGGTGGAACCAGTCATCGAACAGGAAGGAAGCTTGGATGCGCCACATTTCGCTGTCCAGCGTTGCCGTAATCCCGGTGCAGAGAACCGACCCAGGTACCCACCCAAGGAATGTCGCGCTATTGCGCCTACTGATGTAATCGGTGAGGATGGTTGCCCACTCTGGATCATCCGCCGTTAGTGCTGTCACCGAGGACGCCGGGGTACGGTCGCGAAGGAGTTCAATCTGGATCGCCTGCTGTGGGATCAACGCGGTGCGTGGATTGCCATTCGTGTCGACTTTGGTTCCGCCAATATCCACCACGCCCGTCGGCCACGTCACCGCTCCGGTGCCGCTTGGCGGAAATGTAGCTCCCTGCCTGTACATAGCAGTACGCCGGGTTGAGACCGTGCGGGTCTGCTTCAGGTACGTCATGCCGTACGAGTTCGTGTACGGGTAGTTGTAATTGGTATACGTCGAACGAATCAGCCAGGTGAACGGACGCTCGACCATCGGCTCGACGCTGCACGTGCGGCAGATGAAGTACTTAAGCCAGGCGTTGTACGGGGTAGATGTTCCGATGTAAGTGCTATCCAGCCGGTACTGCGGCCTGGCCTCGTTCGGGATCTCCGCCATCATGGCCGCGTCGCCCGAGTACGTGTCGTTCGCGTCGGCGGGCGTCCAGCGCAGGATCCACGACCGCTCCAGCACCTGGTCGGCCCAACGGTCCTCCAGCTTGAACTTCCTGCTATCAGGGCGTTCGATGGCGGTCCATGTTCCCATTAGTTCCCCCTCGTCTGCTTGGCGATCTGCTCAAGCAGAGCAGTCTGCTTTGTCAGTTCGGTGGTGTCGTACGGCATCCCGCGAGCGGAACCGATGCCGCCGGACGCGGCATTGCCGACCGACTCGACCATGGCCGAAATCGGGCCTTGCCCTGTGAATGGATTGTTGAGGAGCGCCCCGGCACCGGCTGACAGCACGTCCATGGCGTTCGCCTTGCCGTAGACGGTCTCGTATGCCGCAGAAATCGGTCCTTGAGCGCTTTCGTTGCCCATGCTGCTGATGAAGCCGTCGGTGAAAGCAGTCCAGGCGTCGGACCCGGCTTGCTTGACTGTCTCCCATGCGGCAATTCCACCGGCCATATCTCCGGCATTCAGCTGCGCCTTCTTTGCCTGTTCGCGCATCGCAGCGGCTTGCACTTCGAGACCCTTGGCGACGCCCGGCCCGACAGCCTGGCCGATGGCGACTTCCGACTCGATCTTGGCGACCTGAAGCTTGGCGTTTGCCGCCATCGCTTCCGGCGAGTACTTCACCGCCATGGCGTTGAGTTCCTCGACGCGCCTATCCACCATCTGGATCACGCGCATGATCATGCCGTACGCGCCCTGCGTGGCATCGATTGCGGCGGTGATCCCTGCCGCGGTGGCGCCACGCTTGGCGGTCTTGTTGAGCTTGTCGAGCTCGCGGTTCGTGGCATTGACGCCAGACACGACGCCGCGAGGGTCGACCTCTGCCCAAATGACCACCTTTTCAGACTTGTCAGCCATTGAGGTCGCTCCTCAACCAAGGGAACAGCTGGTGGGGTCGCTTGCCGGTCAGGGCGCAAGCGACCACGCCGAGCAGATATTCCTGCCGCTCGGCGGTGGTGAGCTCGATGTTGGCGAGCCCTGCTGGCATCATGGATCGGCCTTCGTGGTCAGCGATTCGCCACCAGCGCCTTTCGGCGCGGGTGTAGGGCGGACCCGATTGATCTCCTCCATGAGCAGACCAGCCAGGTCGTGTCTGATCTTGGCGGCATCCTTGGGATCGGCGAGGAACGCCGTACCGTCCGGGCAGCTGATGCAAGCCACCCACCAGTACGGATCCATCGGCGCCCGCTGAACGTCTGCCAACGTCGGCTCGCGGAACACCAACGACCCGACGCCGTCGATATCGACGGTGCGGGAGCGTGCGAGGAGCTTTGAGACGTCGACGGGCATTAGCCCTGCTCCTCCCACGTCAGATCCCACAGGCCGACACCGGTGCCGTCATCGGTGAAAGTCGCGCTGGTGATCTGGATGTTCATGGCGTTGGTCCCCGCGCCGACGATGTCGTAGGAAATTCCAGACTGGTCGACGTACTTGAACGTGAGGACGGCAGTAGTTGCTTCAGCCAAGGTGCTCGGCTGGATGTGGGTCCGGATGTTGTCATCGACCGAGCTGTCCTGGCGGAACAGCGTCATCGATCCGGAACGGCGAAAGCGACCGGGAACGCGCTTCATCTGGAAGTCCGAAACGGTCGTTACGTCCAGCGAATCACGCTCCCAGTTAATGGTGAGGCTCTTGCACTTGACCGTGCTCTGACCGCTGAAAGTGACGGTTCCGCCGTAGCCTGAAACGAGTGCCATGTTCAATACTCCTGTGCGAGGATGGTGATAGCGATAGTTCCGATGCGTTCAGCGTCGTGCTGCCCATCGTCCGGGTTCTCCGTGCTGAACGCGACGGAAAATTGGGTCAGTTGGATCTTGAGTCCTTCTCCGGCGTCAGTCACCGGGCCAGACTCAAACCGCGATTGGACGGTGTCGACAACGTCGCATACAAGGTCGACCGTATCAGCAACGGCAACGACTTGGATTCCGACGGTCCAGACATTCAAAGCAGAAGCACCGAGCATATGCACGGCAAGCTCTGCAGAGGTCAGTTCGTAGACGATGCATGGCGTCGCCGTACCGGCTACGCGCATCCCGTTGGATACCGGGAAGTTCGTCGCCGTCAGGATGCTGTAGATCGCCTTATGGACGTTTGCGATTGCCACGTGGCTTCCTCTTGTCGTTGAACGACTTGTTGGCTTGGACGAGCACCTCTGCGCTGATTTCGTCCAGCAGCTTCTGGAGGTTCAGCCGCGCCCAGTCTCGCGAAACGTGCTTGCCTTCGACGAAACCGCCGGAGGCCTTGTTCCTGTGCCCGTACTCAAGGAGGTGGTACACGCGCTGATTTCCGCGAGCCAGCGTGCCGCCCTTCTTGCCGTACTTGATGTGCACGTTCATCACCATCCGGGCGTTCTCGCCCTGGCCGCGAGGGCGCACGCGGGACTTCGCAGCCGCCCAGATGGCTAGGCGGTGCTTGCGCTTGGCGCCGTTGCGCTTGTAGTTCGCGGTCAGCCATTCGTTGCCGAGCTTGCGAGCCCACCGAGGCATGATCTCGTTACCGGCTCGACGCTGCACGTTTCGGCGGATGTTCTCCGGCATCCCGGTGAGCAGCTTCTGGACTTCTGCGCTATCGACGTAGATCTTCGCGGAGTTGTTCACGGGAGCACCTCCGTTGCTTCGATCTCCAGGCGCCGACGGCGCTGGTCGCGGTCCCAGCACGCTCGCACGTTGAAGGTGCGCTGCGTGCCGTGATCGTTGAACAGCAATCGGCTACGGGTGTTTACGGACGGATGGAAGCTCGCGAGGATCCGCCAATCCGTGCGGACTTCCGGGCCTCGGTCACCCATCGTTTCGTTGGTCGAGGCGACCTCGATATGGCAATGCAGCACCGCCACGTTGACCCATGACTCCGACGCCTGGCCGAAGTCATCGACCGTGCGGACGGGGTTCTGCGCCGTCATGGCGAGGCGCAGCATTCCGGATGGGACGTGCCCGGCCATCAGCCAATGCCCTTCCCCATCATGCTGGACACCCTATCCCAGTAGTCGCTCGGGAGCGCCACCGTGTCATCGCCGCGGCTTGCGACGTGCTGCGTCACGCGCTGGAGGATTGCCATCTCCAAGAGCGGGTTGAGCGTGTTCGTGCCAGCGGTCACCGTCAGCACCACCGGGTAGGCAAGAGCGTCAAGAAGCTTGGCGTACTGAATCCCGTTGATTGTGACAAGCGTTGCTGACCCGCTGGTGGCATCATCGTCAACAAACGTGACCGCCGTAGCCGGCTGACGCTCCAGGCGCACCAGCAGCTGGTCGTTCGTCGGCTCCGACGCCACGTACTGCGTCCGCGTGACCGGATCGA